TTATGTTATAAGTAATTACCAAGCTGGTAGAACTTATTTCGCTGACCCGACTTATATGGCTGGGTTACCTTATGCGGAATTGGAAGAAGAAATAGCAAACTATTGCGTTAACCACATTAAGAACGGTTTATCTTTTGGGTATATTGTTAATATGAATAACGGAGAACCAGAAAGCGACGAGGTTAAACATAAGTTAGAGGCTAAATTTAAAAACTTCGGGACGGGTTCTGAAAATGCTGGGCGTGTTATGGTTAATTGGAATGATTCTAAAGATAATGATATTACATTAACAGCAGTTGAAGTTTCAGAGGCACACAAACAATACGAATTTTTAAGTGGTGAAGCTACTCAAAAGTTAATGATTGCGCACAAGGTTACAAGTCCTATTATCTTTGGTATTATGAAAGATGGCGGTTTAGGTAATAACGCAGATGAAATGGAAAGTGCATTTAATGAGTTGTATATTAATGTTATAAAACCTTTGCAAGAAAATGTATTAGACGCTTTAATTGAAGTGTTTACTGCAAACGGAATGAGTATTGATTTAGATTTTATTCCATTAAGAGGATTAACGCAACCACAAGCAACGCAATTAAGCGAACATAAAGAAGAAATTAATAGCGATGTTGCTGAATTTCTTTTAAATAGAGGTGAAGAAATTAATTTAGAGGAATATGAGGTTATCGATACAGAAGATTTTTCAGATACTTTAGTTGAGTTATCAGATTTTACATTAAACACTTCTTTAAAATTAGCAAGCGTGCCAAGTTCTTTTCCAAACGCTAAATCTGAATTAGATAATGAAATATTTAAAGTAAGATTTAATTACGCTGGCACAATGGCTGGAAGTCAATCACCACAAAGGGATTTTTGTCGTAGAATGTTATCTTCTCAAAAGGTTTATCGTAAAGAGGATATAGTTTTAGCTGGAGATAAGCGAGTAAATCCTGGCTGGGGACCAAACGGAACAGATACATATGATATTTTAAAGTACAAAGGCGGTGGAAATTGTAAGCATAAATGGGTTAGAAGTATTTATTTAAGAAAAAATAATAAATCTATAACGTTTGATCAGGCTAAAAAAATGATAAAGGATTTAAAAGAGTTAGGAATTGACACGAAAATTGAAAATAGTGGAGAGCCTTTGAGTTCAATAGAACCGAATAAAATGCCTAACAACGGATTTTTAAACAAATAATTATGGAATATTTACTTTTATCAGACCAAGAGTTATTGCAAAATACCGTTTTAGGAGGTAATATTGACACGGATAAATATAAATTTTGCGTTCAATATGCTCAATTGTCTAAATTAGTTGAAATACTTGGGGAAGATTTATATGAAAAGATTAAAACAGACTATGAAAACAACGATTTAACTGGCGATTATTTAGAACTTTATAATAAGTATATAAATACTTTTTTAATTCATCAGTCGGCAGTTGAATATATTTTAATTGGAAGCTACCAAGTTGCTAATGGTTTTGAATAATTTTAAAGTAAAAGATATTGATAGGTGGTTAGAAGCATACGACAGCCATGTGCGTAATGTTCCGTGCTTTGTGAATAATTGTCGTAACGAACACCATCAACTACGTAAGTATTAGGAATTACGCTATACGTTTTCTGTATATTTTCTAAATTTGCTATCATGCTTGTTTACCTAAAGTTGTTAAAAAATTTAAAACTATGTTATAATAAGTTAATGCTTCCGCATCTGAATAACCACCACCTACTGAAATGTAGGCGTACTCTTTGTTAGAGCGAAAATTAGGAGAGCCAGCCGTATTAATTGCTCCAATATATAAAGGTCTGTTTGTTAGATTAACCGCTTCCGCAACCGTTTTTAATTTTATACCGTTTCTCCAAAGTGTTGTGTTTGTGCCATCGTTTCTATTAACCATAAAACCACCTCTACCGTCTGTTGAAGCAATATTGACCGCATAACTTCCGTTACCGTAATTACCGTAAGCAAGATTGCCAGTGTATCTACAAATTAAAGATGTTGTATTTGTAACAGCACCAGAATCATTAGAAGCTCCGATATCGTAACCTTGTGCTGAATTAGTACGAGAATACACAAATAAACTACCATCAGCAGTTCCTAACTCTGTGCTTGGTACTAAAAAAGTTTCAGCAAAAGCAGTAGTTCCGTTTGGCGTTATTCCAGTTGCTCCAAAAGTCCAAACTGGCGTAAACACTAATCTAAAAGCAACATCTAAATCCCTTGCATCTAATAAATTAAATTTACAAGTAAAAGCAGTTCCGCCTACAAACACATAAATAGCTTTTTGTCGTGCTAATAAATTATTTGCTCTTAAACTTAATATTAAATTATCAATAGCATCTAAAATAGTAACATCAACAATACCCGTAGCAGTTGAAAAAGCAACCGTAATCGGGTCATATCCTCCACCCATCGGAGCGAAAAACATCTTATTACTCATGACTAATCAGGTTGTACTATTTGAACTTTGTATTTTGTAGCTCCGAAATATTGACACGTTAAAGTATTTAAAGTCGCAGCGCCTACATAAGAGCCAGTTATAAAATCAGTCCAATCAGTCGGATAAGAAATCGTAAAATTCCCAACTATTTGCAAATTAATAGTTTTAGTTAATCCACTCGCTGGTAAATTAGACTCTGTTAAAGTTGTATTTCCAGTAAGTGTTAAATTCCATACATCGCCAGCACTCCAATCGATATTGTAAGTACCTGTTACCGAAGCGTTAGTTATTAGCACCTCTCCTAATAATGCGTTGTATAACTCTGTAAAGTTAGCGTTTGCTTTTATCTGTGAATTTCTTAAAACATCTCCAGTGCCATCATTAGGCGCGCTACCTACGTTTATTATCTGTTGTGCCATTTTTTTGCTTCTTTAAGAATAAATTAATCTTTTCAATTACCTTTTTATTTGTATCTCTTTTTTTAGAGGAACGAGAATCCGCCATAGTTTGATTTTTTTGGATTAATTATATTATCTGAATTAATTATGTATTCTGGTAAATTAACCTTACATAAAAATTTCTCCATTCTACCTTGATAAATTTCCGCTTTGTTTCTTTGATTTGTAACTAAATAATCAATATCAGCTTTTTCAACTGGTGAACCGTTTTGAGGTGTAAGTTTAAACACACCACCATTAGCAACTTGATAACTTCCAATTAAAAGATATTCTACTGCGCTTTGATGAATTAAAAAAGGATTAATATACTTGTTATACAAAGTTTCATAATCACCGCTTAAATCTTCGTTTTCGTAGTCTGTTTTAATCTTTTCGTATAAATCTTCACCAAGTATTTCAACTAATTTGCTTAATTGGGCATCTTCAACACAAAATTTATATTTATCTGTATCTATATTACCACCTAAAACGGTATTTTGTAATAATTCTTGGTCTGATAAAAGTAAATATTCCATAATTATTTTGTTAAAAATCCGTTGTTAGGCATTTTATTTGGCTCAATAGAAGATAAAGGCTCGCCACTATTTTCAATTTTAGTATCAATTCCTAACTCTTTTAAATCCTTTATCATTTTTTTAGCCTCATCTAACGTAATAGATTTGTTGTTTTTTCTTAAATAGATACTTCTTACCCATTTATGCTTACAATTTCCACCGCCTTTATACTTTAAAATGTCGTAAGTATCTGTCCCATTAGCTCCCCAACCTGGATTTACTCTTTTATCACCAGCCAAAACAATATCCTCTTTTCTGTAAACCTTTTGTGCTGATAACATTTTACGACAAAAGTCTCTTTGTGGCGATTGACTGCCAGACATCGTGCCAGAATAATTAAATCTAACCTTAAATATTTCGTTATCTAATTCCGATTTTGCGTTAGGAAATGAACTAGGGACGCTTGCTAATTTTAACGAAGTGTTTAATGTAAAATCTGATAACTCAACTAAACTATCAGAAAAATCTTCTGTATCGATAACCTCGTATAATTCTAAATCAATATCTTCACCACGACTTAAAAGAAATTCCGCAACATCAGAATTAATTTCTTCTTTTTGTACGCTTAATTGAGTTGCTTGTGGTTGTGATAAACCTCTTAATGGAATAAAATCTAAATCAATAGTCATATCATTTGACATAAAAACCTCCATTAAGGAATCTAATAGATTTTCTTGTAATGGTTTGATAACATTTATATACAACTCATTAAAAGCGCTCTCCATTTCATCTGCGTTGTTACCTAAACCACCATCTTTCATAATACCAAATATGATAGGGCTTGTAACCTTGTGAGCAATCATTAATTTTTGAGTAGCCTCACCACTTAAAAACTCGTATTGTTTATGTGCCTCTGAAACTTCAACTGCCGTAATAGTGATATCATTATCTTTAGAATCATTCCAATTAATAAATACACGGCCAGAATTTTTGGAACCAGTTCCGAATTTTTTAAACTTACTTTCTACCTGTTCTTTAACTCCTTCGCCTTGTGGTTCTCCATTATTCATATTAACAATATATCCAAAAGATAAACCGTTCTTAATATGGTTAACGCAATAGTTTGCAATTTCTTCTTCAAGTTCAGCATAAGGCAAACCAGCCATATAGGTAGGGTCTGCAAAATAAGTTCTACCAGCTTGGTAATTACTTATAACATAAATAGCGTTTTTAGTAGTTTCTTTTTTAAAGTAGAAACTTTCTATTTCTCTAGGTGGATATTTTCTTGTATTGTTAAAATCTTGACTAAACCAATATAATTGAATATCTCCATCTTCATCCATTTTGTTAGGTAATATTTGATTTTTAGGCACGTGCTTAATTTCAATTAATTTACCTTTATCATAAATCAATTCCATACTTGCTTCACCAAATAAAACGTAATCTTGACAAATGTTTTTTAAATCTTTTTTTAATAAGATAGATAAAACGTTTGCAAATTGCATCGCTTTACTTGCTTGCTCTTTACTATATAATCCTTTACCATAAATGAATTTAGCGTAACTATCTATAATTGTTCTATTCGTTGGTGAACCATTGTATCTATCAATAATATACTGATAAAAACTATTTTTTTCTCCGTTCATTACATACTCTTTTGAGTTAACTTCTTTAACCTCTGGGCGTATGTAATTATTTAATTGTATTAGTTCTAAACTCATCTTATTAGTTTATAGTTTTGTAAATCAGTAACATCTGTTGCAAATGCTTTTCCTCTGAA